ACTAAATAATAAAGGTGAATGGGAAGATGTTTTTGCTCCTTCATTTACTTCTAATAATGACCATAGAGAAACACGACCTAATGATGTTACTTGGTATACTAAGTTAACAAAATATCCTATTAGTGCTACTATTACTATTCAAGGTTTATTAAGACCTGCTAACTTAATGACTTATTTAAGATTAAATATTATATTCCCAGGTGGTAGAAAACATACCGCTTCTGGTTTATATATTGTAACAAGTCAACAAGATACTATTAGCACTGCAGGTTATGTAACAACTCTAGAACTTACAAGAATTGAAGGTGACGATTTCTTAGACGAACAAGGAAATGTGGTTACACCTACTTAGTAAAGAGACTTTAATTAGTCTCTTTATTTTTATTAAAAATAAAATAAATTTATTAAATCTATTTGCTAAATTATACGTAAATACTAATAAAGGAGATATTAACTAATGGTAGTAAAAGGAATAATTCAGTCTATAGATTTATTAAATAATACTTATAAAGTTCGTATACCTTTTTATGAAAATGTAACAGATGGAATTCCTGGTACATACTCTGGAATAATATCAACACCTCCTGGAATTACTCCTGACTATAAAGTAAATGATGTTGTTATTCTTAGTTTTGACGAGGATACAATAGATAATCCAGTTATTTTAGGCAAACTATATTTAAACAAACTAGAAAATAAAGGTAGTATTAATTGTATTAATTTAAACTGTTCTGGTACTGCTGAGATACCTATTAATACTATTTTAAATTATGATCATGCAAATGACATTGCAAACAGTAACGAATCTAAAGATACTTATAAAACTATTAGTGATGTTATAGAGAAAGTTCAAATGTTAAATAATAAATTATATGGAGATGTAAAAGAACTTACTTTTGAAAAACTTACTAATATACATACATCTGATTTAATTTTAGGAACAATTACAGATCATATAAAAAATGTTTATAGTATATCTAAAAGTTATAAAGTAAATAATATCTGGTATGATGGATCTGACTTACAAGTTACTATTGATGATTCTGGAAATATATTATATAAAGGACCATCTCAAATAATAGGAGTTAAGATAATTGTAACAGTTAAATATAGTATAGATGATCAAAATTCATAATATTTTGATAATTAAAAGCTAAATTAAATGAAGTTTTTAAAAAGGGGGTAAAATACGCCTTATATGAGAACAATTAAATTTCCTAATATGTTTAATTCAAATAGTACAAACGTTTGGAAATCAAATGAACATTTAAGTCAAACTAAACAATCTGCAATATTAACTCTTCAATCAGAGAAATATGAATTGTTCGGTGATCCTTATTATGGCCTATTATTTAAACATTATTTATTCGATCAAAACGGTCTTAAATTAAAAGACGTTATAATTGATATGGTATATGAACAACTTGCAATATTCTTACCACAAATAAAGATAAACAGAAATGATATTAGAATAACACAAAACAAAGAGAAAGGAAAATTATATTGTTCCTTCTCAGGAATTAATCAAATAGACTTTCAACCAAATACTTACAACTTAGTATTATATAATGAGTCACAATAAAGGAGTAGCATAAAATGATTACTGAAAGAGAACTAACTGCGGTAACATTAAGTCCAACTAAAAAAGACTTTTACCAAATATGGAATGAGTTATTAGATACAGCAGATAAGATCAGTGCTCGTTGGAGTCCAGCCTCAACAAATGAAGCAGACCCTGGAGTTATCTTATTAAAAGTATTAACTGCTGTAGCAGATAAATTAAATTATAATATTGATAAGAATATACTTGAAGCCTTCATGCCAAGTGCTACTCAAGAAGATGCAATGAGAAAGCTATGTGACATTTTAGGTTATTCAATGAAGTATTATAGATCAGCAACTACTCCTCTTACAATTACTTATAGTGGAAATCAAAAATTAGATGAAGATGTAAAAATTGAAATTCCTAAGTTTGCAACTGTTACTAATGTTGATGAAGACTTAGTATATTGTTTAGTAACTCCTGTAACATTCAATGATGAAATAACAACTCGTCAAGTTGAAGCAATACAAGGAACTATTCAAGACTGTGTAACAAACAATGGTAAAATTATTACACTAGCAAATATTGATGAAAATAATAGATATTACCTACCTGAATCTCAAGTTGCCGAAAATGGAATATTTATTAATAGTGTTAGCTATGTAGTAAATAATGATGAGTCAGTTGCAACTGAAGGTGAAAGCTGGATTTCGGTAAATAACTTAAATACACAAAACATTGGAAGTAGAGTTTATAAGTTTAGTTTTGATTCAAAAGAACAAATACCTTACATTCAATTTCCAGATGATATTAGTGCTATTATTGAAGATGGTATATATATTAAATATATAAGAACTGATGGTATTAATGGTAATGCAGCACTTAGAACTTTAAATAAGTTCCAAAATATAACAGATAGCTGGAAAGTTGGAAACTGGACAGAAGATAGTGAAGACTTAGAAAGCATATTATCAGTAACTAATCAATCAGTGGCAACTAATGGTGCTAATAAAGAAAGTATTAATGATGCTTATAATAACTACAAGAAAACAATTGGTACATTCGATACTCTTATAACTTGTAGAGATTATATGAATAAGATATATCAAATGTTAAAGAAAGATCTTGACCCTGATAATTCAAGTGATACAACTCCACTTGTATCAAATATTATTGTTAGTGATATAAGAGATGACCTTAACCGTTCAATTACATTATGTACTTTTGATGAATATGGAATTAACTATGTCGAAGAAAGTATTAAAGATGATAATGATGAAGATAAAATAAACTGTTTCAACCTTGTGTTATATCCATTCACAACTGTCCGTGGAACAGGACTTATTCAAGAATATAAAAACTCATTTAAATATGATGCAACTAATCTAAGAGATATTACATCATTATTAGAAGATAATAAAACAATAAGTCATACATTCGTAAACCCAGATGCTAAAGATATTGTATGTATAAAGAATTATTTAAAATTAAATGCTAAGATTACAACTACTTACAAAATAAGTGGTTCAGAGGAACGTGTAATATTAAATAATATATATAGAGCGATCTATAATAACTTTAATATGCGTAAATTAGACTTTGGTGAAGAAATCCCATTTGATTCAATTCTTAATACAATTCAAGAAGCAGATAACAGAATTAAAAACATAAGTCTTGATGAACCTGAACTTGAAACAAAGTTCTGTCTACAAGATGGAACTGAAGTATCAGTGAAAGATGACAATACAGGAAAAGCAAAATATAATCAACTTGCTTTACGTAATGTTCTTGCAGGTAGAATATCATTATTTGAATATAATGAATCATTCAAACCTGATTTATCAGAAACAGCTTTAACAGGTTATGCAGGACTATATCCAACAGGTAGTAATAAAATTGTTAAACTTACTTCTAAATATGATCCTTCAATTGAGACTGATCCTGAGACTTCTGCAATGATTCCTATTACATTAAATGATAATGAAGTTATCCAATTTATGTTACCTAACTTTACAACAGAAATAACTTATCCTGGTTATATAAACTATTGGCTTACATTAGGAACAACAGGCAGTTCTATTAAAAAGAATACTGACTACCAATTAAAAGCTAATGAATACTTATTTATAAATTATACTCCTGCAGCTGGAGATGATGGAAAAGAAAAAGATCCAATAAATAAAGTATATGACGAGGGCACAATAGTTAGATTTAATTTTGATGTTCAAAATAGTAGCGATGTAGCTGCTAGTGGAACTACTCCTCCAAAACATAGCGGATTTAGTTTTGACAGCAGTTATCATATTACAGATATGTATACTTTTGGTCCATCAGAGCAATGTGAAATTAGAAAGCCTGTTGAAGTTGTACTTGGTGGCGGTTCAGCAGAAATTATAAATATATATTGGCAACGTGATGATGATCTTTCTGATAAATATAAAGATAGTGATACAATACCATTTGTATTTGATGAAGATAATATTTCTTCGGATCCTACTCATCCAAATTACACTGCTTATACATTAAAAGAAGGTGAATACTTCTATTATACAGATAAAAATAAATTAGACTTTGCTTATTATGGAAATGGAACTAAGATTAAACGTTCACCTGCCTTCCCAAATATATCAAAGTTCAAGACAGACAATGATATATCAACAGAAGATATAATGACTTATGGTTTAGCTGCTGCTATTCCTTGGGTTAGCTTAACTGTAGATTCTACAAAATATCTAACATTAAAAGAATATCAATATATCACTTTAACAAGCGGTGATAAATTATTAGATTTAAAGTTTAGTCCAACTGATCCTGAAGATCCTACAAGTCTTCCAACAAAATTAGATTATGACTGGCAAACAATAGATAGTGCAACATACCAAT